AAATAATTTTTAAAAAAACAATTAATTCTTGAAAATATTTTAATTTAATAAATTCCCGTGTTGGAATAACAGAATGATATGGTTTTGAAATATATAATTTATAAATAGTAATAGTAAATTGCAAAATTATCCTATCTATTATTCTAGAGAGTTAAATTACTAAATTAAAATAATTTCTGAAAATATTTTTTAAAATAAAATCAATTCTTGGAAATATTTTGATTTAATAAATTCCCACACTTGAATAACAGAATAATATGATTTTGCAAAACATAATCATAAATAAAAATATAAATAACAAAATTACCTTATTCTGTTATTCTAGTGCGTTAATCATCAAATTAAATAGAAAATGATTTCCGAAATATTTTTAAAAATAAAACCAATTCTTAAAAATATTTTAATCAAAAAATTCGCGTGCTGGAGTAATATAAATATAAAATTATTTTATTCTGTTATTCTAGTACGTAAATTATTAAATCAAATTAAAATAATTTTTGAAAATACTTATAATTTTACAAAACATAATTTATAAATAAAAATAACAAATAAAACATTTATTGGATTGGGAGAAGTCTATTTTTTATAAAATGAATTTCACCGTTAATTAATGCGAAATTAAAATAATTCAACAAAACAATAATACTAGTCTTCAAAATAGTATCTGCAAGAATATCACCAACACATTTTCTTGAACTTAATCCAAAACGATTAAATAAAACATAAGGATCTTGATTAGAACTCTTATTTTTTAAAAATCTATTTGGGAAAAAACTATGTGGTTTTTCCCAAATTTTGGCATCACGATTAATCATCTGAATATCCAAACTGACTTGCGTACCGGCAGGTAAATTAAATCCATTTAATGTCGCATTTTCAGTAATAATTTGAGGAAAAGTCAGACTAATAGCAGGATTTAATCTTGCAGATTCGCAAATAACGTTATTCAAATATTCCAAAGAAGTAATATTATCAAAACTCATAATATTATTAGATCTTATCTCATCACATATTGATTTTCTGACATTATTATCAGAAGCAATATCACGAATAAGATTGGAAAAAGAAGTAATCATAATATCAACACTAAACAATAAGATTTCATATAATGTATGATGAAATACTAAAAGATTATTTTTATAAACATTATTATTAATTATCATCTGCAATAATGTATTTTTCTTGATAGTATTAATTTTCATATTATTAAATTGTTGCCAACATTTCCAAAAATTTTTAACATGATTGTGATTTGGCATGTTAAAAAAATAATTTACACAATTAAATCTCAATAGCATATCTTGACGCATGATATCCATTAAATCTTGATGAATCAAATATAATTGATAAAGTTCTTCAAAATCTTTTTTTGGCATTTCTCCATAAATAATATTTGAAAGAATTGATAAGAATAATTTGTCAAAATAAAAACCATCGATAGAATAATAATAATAATATTGGCTAAAATTTTCTTGAATTCGTTGATCAACCTTTTCAAATATCATATCGAAATGAGATTTAATTGATTCTCTCGAAAAAAAATTTGTTAATGGTTCCCGTAGTAATGACCATTCTTTATCATCATGAATATAAATACATTTATTAAATAAAATCTTATAAACATATCCCAAATAATCATAATTTCTTCTTCTTTTTAATTTATAGAATTCTTTCGCATGATAATAATCACCAATTATGACTATTCTTTGTTGCCCATCAAAAATATAATATAATGGACCACATTCATATAATATTGTATCAACTCGATCTTTAATGCTATTATCAGAAAGAAAACATGGTATAATTTTTAATTTTTGGTTCAAATTATTTTTAATTGGTTTATGAAATAGTCTTGAAATTACTAGAAAAATTTTAACAATAAAATTGATAAGAGTTATAAATTTTTCAACAAGAGTCATTGTCAAAAAACATAAATAATATTATTATACAAATATCTAATAGAATAAATAAATTTCAATTTTATTTTTGGATTAAGAATCTAACTTGTAAACAAAAATCCCATAAAACCAATCACTAACATAAAGTCTATTATTAATAAAGACAATATTGGCAAATTTAATTGAACTGCATTTGCTAAAATTTCCGAAACTAGATTTTCATCAAGATCCAAAACATGAATTTTATTTTTATAGATAGTTATAGACTACGGATATCGAAAAATGCGTTTATTTTCTTTCTCGTTATATCATGTAGTGAGTAGTTGGCAATTGAGAGAAAAAACGTAAACACACTTTAAACTCGAATCAATCACATAAATTTTACGATTTTTACAGTCATCTTTCTCGACATATTACTTGGTGATGTGACAGTAAATGGTAATCTCTCTTCACAAATCACTCTCCCATTAATTGAATATTTGATAAAACTATTAGTTGTTAATACAATACTAATCCTATAGGTCATCTTCCCGTCTCCGGAGGCTCTAAAGCGAGGCATCTTCGATGCATATTATATAATGAATAAATTTTGCATCGAAGTGCTTCGAAGCAAACCATCGTAGGTGGGAAGAACTTTTGATATTTGTAGGTGCAATATCCTAAATGACAAATATTTTTTGAATAATATTTAAAGATAACATTTGTACGATATTTAAAGATGCTAACGTTTAAAAACACATTTGTTTTTCAATAAATATAATCTTAAATATAATTCCACACAAAAAATCATAATAAAAGGTTTTAAATATGTCTACACATAAAGTTTGAAACATAATGATAATATCTTTTACTTTAAAATAGTTCTTTCCAGAGTAGCTGGTTTGCTAACAAAGCATCTTAGATGCATCTGGAAATAATTTTATTCTAAACTGATTTGCATCGAAGATGCTTCACTCAAGCGAAGCGCTAAAGTCGAGAAGATAACTTTTTAGATTAGTAATAAATATAAATTTATCATACAAGACAATTTCTAATATGCATCAACATCAAAGTGAAATGGATAAAATGAACTTGGTGAGTGTACATTTTGGAAAATTCAAATATTTATTGCAAAGATAGAGGAAATAATTACTATCTGAAAATATAAGACATGGACCATTGGTCGCATATGGACAATCAAATTTTTTTTTTAGTAACTGACCATTTGTATTATATAATGGTATTGATGTATTCATTACAACAGTTATGATATCCTCACAACAAGACCCGATATGACAAGCTTTACTTTGAAGATAGAAAGTTTTTTCATAAATTGCACCAAGAAAATGAAAATTACTAGCAAATAAAATCCTAGATGCTAAATTTTTTTTCAAGGACCGATAAATTTTCTTACAAGCAATATAATCTTCAAAGCCCAAAAGGTACAAATAAGAGTCAAAATATGCATTGGAATATCATTTCCGAATATGTTTTCTTTCTTTTGAAGATATTGATACATATTTTTTAAATTAAAGTTGTTCGAAATTATATTTATTAATAATTGATATAAATAATATGAACAAATTAGATTATGTTTCTATATATTAAAAAATTAATTTTTTTATAAAATAATCACCGATTTTGTAATATTATTTTGTGTTTTTTGCATTAAAAAAACCATTAAATTATATTAAAAACAAATTAGTGAAGTAATCATTAACATACATATAGTCATTAATGAAAACAATATTAGTAAATAAATTATCTTTCCCAACATCTACAATTTTGGAAATAAAATTCTTATTAATATCAAAAACATAAATATCAGATTTTTTTGTAAAACAAATATATTCCTATCATAAATAGAAATAGAAAAAGAAAATATAAACTTATAATTAACCAATATTTTTATTTTTTACAATCAAGAGAAAAGATATGAACACAATTAAAAACATGTGTCAATCATGAAGATGATATCATCTAACACAGTCATGTTTCTAGTATTAAAAATGGTATTTTTCTTTGCAACATAATTTTTCATCAATAGAATATTTACAAATTGTATTTATCGTTGCTATAAATATATGTTTGTTATGTCAATAATTCCATTACATTACAAAAATTAATATTTCATGAATAAAGAACTGTTGACTTTTTTGAATTGGGGAAAATTTTCATATGATTATTTTTGAAATGACAAAAATATTTATAACTGGAAAATGTGCACTTGTTATGATAATTGTTATATTCCTTAAAACTTAGTTAGTCTTTTTCCACCAATTTATCTTTGATATTATATTCCAAAATTATTAGTTAAAAACGTTACGATATTTTGATTACGAGATGCAACACAGAAATATTTTTTTCAAAAACTAAAGTCTTCTATATAAATAATAGGAATTTTTATTTTTTGATAAAAAAAGATTTAGGACATTTAAAGTGTCTAAAAAACTTTTCCATAATTTATTAATTTTTTTACAGGCGATATAACTGTTCGAGTCAAAAAAGATGGAAATTAAAGCTAAACTATCGTTGCTAATAAGCGTACCATAATAGTTTTGGATATATTTTTTATATCATTAATAATAATATAAAATTTAAAGTAATCGTTTGGTGACAGAGAATTATATAATTGTTTAATATTATTCTCAATGGCGAATCTGACCTGATCTGTAACGGTAAATGTCATAGCTAATAGTGATTCCTATCAAGAAGAGTAAAAATTTTAGAAATCAATTTTTTTCGGATTTTTTATAGATTTTGATTTTGTCATATAAAAAAATTATGGGAATATTGAAAAAACAAACATATTAGTGAAAGTATTAGTAACATATATTTGATTATTCGTGAAGTTAATATTAATTAGTGTAGTATTAAAAATTTCGTGGATAAAATTTCCATTAATATCAAAAATAAAAATGTTAGATTTGTCTAAAACGTATATATAATTATTATTAATAGAGATATTTCTAGGATAATTAAGTTTTTCATTATGCCATGTAGTAATTTCTTTGCAATCAAGGGAAAAGACGCGAACACATTTAAAACATGAATCAACCATAAAAATGGTTTCATTAAATGCAGTCATATTTTTAAATATCCAACATGTACCTTTCTCGATGCTTGGAAGCTTATTTTCGCAACATAAATTTCCATTAAAATCATATTTACAAATTTTATCAACTGTTGTCAGGAATATATATTCATTATGTTCAATAAATCCAAATATATTGGAAATATTGATATTCCAAGAATAATCTGCCGGTTTATTCACATCAGTGAAAATTTTTATGTTTCCATTATCAAAAGAACATATATATTTATCATTGGCACATATACGAAAAGTAGAATAAATCTCATAATATCGATTGCTCAATTTAATTCTCCCTATTTTTTTACCATCACTGTCATATATCGAAAATGCGGCCCTGAATAAAGACACTATTATATTTTGTTTATGCAATCCAAAATTATGAACAAATTTAGGAAATTTAAACCTTTTTATATATTTTATACGACAAGTACGTGTCATCTTTGATAATAATTTTAGATTAGTATCTGATTTCAAAATATTTTTCCATAAATTATTAACTTGTTTACAACTATGATATTCATCCAAGGTCAAAAAAGAAGAAATTAAAAATAAAATTGAAGTAGCTAATTTCATGATTAACAGTGGTAATCTAAAACAAGTTCCAGATATTTACAAAATTCAATTTTTCAACATCAAAAAAATTGAATTAAAAATACTAAAAATAGTTAAACATATTATAATTAGTAGGGTTAAGTATGTATAGAGTAGTGAAAAATGATACATATAATAGTATAATAAAACAAATCAGAGAGAATTATAATGATGGTAATGAGAGATATCTGGATAGTTTAGGACATAATCATGTTATTTATTCATTTGAAATATCAGAAAATGAGAAGCGTGAATTATTATACGAAAATAAAACAACAGGAGAAACGTATAAATTAAATTTATATATTGCAAAATTGCAAATGTCATTAGAACTTAAAAAAGGAAATCGAGTTTTTGATTTTTTGACATATAAAAATTGGTATTCAGATAAAGTGAAATACAGTAGTGATCCTGCATTTTCTGAAGGTGACAAAAAAATAAATGCGAAATTTAAAATTTTCGGAATTAAAATTGGTGATTTATTTAGATCCTTTATTAAAAACAAAACAAAAGTTGACAAGGAAGAATTTGAAAATGGGAAAATTCTTAAAATGATTGAAAAAGCGAAACCTCTTGATGATTCTCAAGGAGAAATATTGGGGGTGTTTTGTGTTAGACAAGAGAGATTATATATATGGTCAGATTTGCATAATCAGAAATTGGTAAAAAATACACAATCAAATTTTGGGGATTTTTGTAATAAAATAATATATATTTCAGCTTTTTCCTTTAATAATGAGGATTCCAAAATTGATGATAACATGGTATTAAACAAATTAAATAATTGGACAATAATCAAAAAATTGATTAGATATTTCTTATACAATGAGGATTCAGATTCAGTTAGTATTAATGAAATAGAATATTTTGATCCACCAAAACCAATACCTGAAATTCTCAAATTGCACATCGGGAAAAATGAAATAAATCTCTATCTTTATCAAGATATGTATAATAAAATCACCAAAAAAATAAACAGTAATCAAAAAGCGATTTTAAAAAAATACGGATCATCAATATTTCAAACTGCCAAACATATACCATGTGAATATCCCTATTATGTTTTGAAAAATATTTCACTAAAAGAATGGCATGGTGATACTGATATATCTTACATTGGTTTTATATATAATGATTATATGGCCAGAATAAAAAATAACAAATTGAAATATAAGAGTCAAAAGAGTAAAAAAAAGGAGCCGTTAATTAGACGCGTTAAAGATCGTGAAAATAATTGGGATTGGGATAATGTAAAGAAAAATATATCGAAAAAAGATATGAAAAATATTATTGATGATGCATATGAAGAGATGGAATGTTATGATGAATATTATTAAATTATATTATTTTTTTATAAAAAATAATATTAAAAATAAAAAATTTATATTTTAGATAATTAAAAAAATTGAAATAAAAATATTGGAAAAAATACTAAAAAATAAATTAAATCAAAAATTAATAGGCATGACAATAATTAACTTAAAAACTGTGTTAAAATATTTAAATTCATTTTTTTATCCAGACATAAGCAACATAATTTTAGGTTATTATAAATTTTATGAATCAATCAAATTAACAAAATCAATCGCCATTCCTAAAAATCAATGTCTATTAAAGATGCTGATAAAAGATAATAAATTACATATTATTTTGACATTAGAAGGCCAATATTGTTGTAAAATAATAATATTAGATATATTAACAGAAGAAATAATATCCGAAATCAAAATAGATTATAATACGAATATATCATTTGGATATATAGAAGATAATATTTATGCATGTAGTTGGGAATATCTAGCTTTATATGATGATAAACAAAAAATGACTCGTGTACTAGCCGAAAATAATTCTTATGATATTTCAACCGATGATCAATATATTTATACATCAAAAAAAGATGGTATATGTTGTTCTAATATGAACGGAAGAGTATTATATACTGATCCAAAATACAAGATATTGTTTGATTCAAGTTATATATATAACGACGAATTATATTTACTAAATCTTGAAGAATGCAAATTGGTGATATATAAAATAAAACCAAAATTTTATTTCCATAAAGAAATAGATCTAAAATATTTAAGTAAAAAATTCAAAAACATATTAAAAACAGGATTATATACAAGAATCTACGTGGATTTATTATATATTTACATAAATGGAATATATGAATTATTAATCTTGGACAAAGAAACATACTTATCACATAGTTATCCATATTTTAACAAATTTAAACCTATTTATGAACATGTTCAGCCAGGATTCACAATAAATAATGATAATTTATATATTGCAAATAATAAAAAATTGTTAATTTACAAATT